TAGTTGACACATATCATGGCAGGGCGCAAGGCTATCGATATGTGTTGTTTGGAGATGCCAGAAGCTCAAAAGTTGGTACAACAAAAGAAATAACAAGGACTCTTACGCATAGGCAAGACTCTACTAAAAAGCTCAAGCTAAAATTAAAAGCCACAGTTAAAACGTTAGACGCTGGCTATCAACTCAACGAAACAATTGGCTGGAGCATTCCAGTCGCAACAGTTGTTCTAGATGGCGTAACAACAGGCAACATACAAAAAACTGATTTCTTTCGGGATACAGTGAATATAACTGCGTCCAACCCTTATCGAACGGTTTATGACAACGCTGGTGTTGACTACGAAATTACAAGTTTTCAGACGATAGAAACAGATTTACCTCCTTCTTTGGAAGGTGAGTTCAAATTTGCGGAGCAAACACAATATACAGACATTAGTCATTATCGAGATCTTGTAGAAAAATCAAACGCAAACTCTCCTGAGCATCAGATTGTTTACGTCAATGAGATCCAAGAATACGAAAGCGAGCAGCCCCCAGTCATGAATGATTTGACGCTTGCAGGGTTGTCACTCAAGGCGGGTCGTAACTTTACCCAGCTTGATCAGCTGCGTTGCTGGCTGGCTGAAGGCATCCCTGTGGAGCGGTTGCATATAGACAAACAAACAGCGTACGAAGACGGTTTTGCCATCGGTCCTAGCAACCTTCTGACTGATCTCGTCTATTACTTGCTCACCAACCAAATGGGTGGAGCTGGCGGATTGTTGGGCATGACCGCAAGCAACCATTTCTTGGTTGATAAAGACGACATGATCGAGACATCCAAATTTTTGTATGAGCAGAAACTGTTCTTTAACGGTCCAATAACTGAAAGAACAAATCTTCGTCAATTCATCTCAAACGTTGCGCCATATTTTTTATGCAACTTTGTCGTGACTGACGGCAAATTTTCTCTGAAGCCTGCTTTTCCTGTCAATGGCCTTGGGCAGTTCAACGAAGGGGCCGTGCCTATTGCACAACTATTTACTGAAGGCAATATTTTGGAAGACAGCTATAAGGTGGAATATCTTGGAGGGGAAGAGCGGCGAACGTTCCAAGCAATCGTTCGCTATCGGAAAGAAAGTCCCAACAAGCTGCCTGAAGAAAAAGCAGTGACCGTCAAGGGCACGGGCGGAGGTTTTTCAAACCCAAGGGTTGCTTTGCTGCCTCAAGAGCAATTTGACCTAACAGGATTTTGCACCTCTGAGAGTCACGCAGTAATGGTGGCAAAATACTTCTTAAGTTTGCGTAAGTTAGTCACGCATACAATTAGCTTTTCTACGACTTTGGATGGTTTAGATATTGCTGCAGGTTCTTACATAAAAGTGGCTACTCGCTCAAGCCCATACAGCAGCACAAGGAACGGGACAGTCAATGCAGCTGGAGCGGTGACAAGCCTTACTGATTTTGCGGATGGTCAGTATAAGGTCAGTTATTTCAAGGCTGATTCAGAAGACGTGCAAGATGGCGTCATGACGGTTAGCAATAAAACCGTTTCTGAGAGCACCTTTGCCAATTCAGTGTTTGCAATGATTGACGACAACGTTTCGCAAAACGTCTACGTCGTGGAGCAGCTAACTTTCTCGCAAGAGGGAACGGTTGACATTGTTGCCTCTGAGCATCCTTGCTTTCCGGACGGGCGCAGCAAACTAGTGGATGCGATCGTTAATGGCAGTTTTAGAATCGACTTCAAGAGCAGCACCTAATGGCTTTCCCGAATTTGGTCCCAACAAGTCGTTCATTTGAATCGGGCGACTATCCAGTAAAAACGTTCAAGGCGCAGAGTGGAGCGGAGACAAGGATCCTTTACGGCAATAAGCGCACCAACATGAAATTGTCTTTGACGTACTCAAACATCACAGACGCGAACGCCGCGTTGTTTCTGATCCATTTTGATTCTGAGACCAGTGGCACATTTAATACCTTTGAGATTGCCGACAACACCAGGCTGGGCTGGACTGAGGACAAGAAGTATTTAGGGGCCGGAGGTTCTGGAAACCGGTGGAGATATGAGAACGCACCACAACAAGTACAGGTGCGACCAGGGGTGAGCACTGTTACAGTGAATCTGATCGGCGTGCTGACCTAATGGCAAAGGTTTACAGCGGCAGAGATGGGACTATGCAGGTCAATGGCTCGACCCTTGCCAAGGTCGTCAGTTTTTCTGTTCAGTCAAGTTTGGAGACGCTTGAAACGACAACGTTAGGTGAAAATCTTCGTAGCTATAGCCCAGGCATTTTGGGCTACTCCGGCAGCGCGACTCTCTTGTATTACAAGGCAGATGACGGCAGCATCAACACCAGCAGTTTGCTGAATAACCTTGTAAAGACTGGCACAGCAGGAGTTTCTTCTAGTGAAACCGTTGTTTTGACGTTTCGATGGAACGATGGAACGGACAACAACGACATCAGAATGACTGCATATGTAACAAGCGCCAGCATTGGTGCTGCTACTGCTGATCTGGTACGCGCTGAAATTTCGTTTGTTGGCACTGGTGCTCTTTCTGCAGCTTCGATCTAATGAGCGTCTATTTAGGAACGTTTGGCAGGGTTGAACTGCAAAGACAATTTGAAGCAGGAGAGTTGGTTTCGACTGTTAACACCAGTGATGTAAATGTGACGCGCAAGCGGTTTAGTTTTGATTTTCAACATGGTCAGTTGTTGACTGGCGATCAGGTTGAGATTAAAAGCACAAATGGGGCAGCGTTATCGTTTATTTCTGGATATACCAAAAGTAGCATTAAAAAGTTTTTACACGTTGATGATCTTGACGGTGTTCGGCTTTATGACACGTTTGCTAATGCAATCAATGGCGAGTTAACAAATGCAACAACGTTAGCAACCCCTGCCTCAACTATACCTATTCAGGTCAAAGTTGAAAGCAATGATTTTAGACTGTTAGCTCGAGTCAAGAGCTACGAGTTAAACACTGAGCGGGAAACGGTTGACACCACAACATTGTCAGACGATTTTAGAAGCCGTGTTGGCACTTTGCTTTCTGGGTCTGGCAGGATGGCTTGTGAGTGGGAATACAGAGGCGACACTGTTAACGAATTGCCTCAATACTTAGTGCAGTTGGCGTTGCGGACAAAAGTTGGGTCGCAATTTAAGGCAAAATTTTATTTGAAAGCTGCTGGCTATAACCCAAGTGGGGTTGCTGCAACAACAAACGATGAAATTTGGCACGAGTTCACAGGGGTTTTAACTGCGTGTGCAATGCAATTTTCCCCGGCAAGCATTGTTGAGCTTTCTGCTGATTTTGTAACGACTGGGAGCGTGGATTTAAAGGTAAATCTGACGCCTTCTCAAGCTGTCTTGCAAGAGAATAGTGATGACATACTCTTGGATCAGGATGGCACAGCTAAACTGATGCTTGAAAGTTCCGACACTTAAGCCCAGGAGGGCCAAAGCTCATGGCTGATCTAAAAATCAGTGAACTTGCAGCCCTAGCTGGTGGCAATCTTGTTGCAGCAGACGAGCTGGCAATCGTCGATGACTCAGCCAGCGAGACCAAGAAAATCACGGTTTCAGACCTGATTACCAATGGCGTCACCGTAATCAGCGACGACACTATTCCTGGAGCGAAAATTTTATTTGCTGCTGGCGATATCGCAACAGCAGCCTTGGCCACTTCGGCAATCACGACAGAAAAGCTTAACAATTCAGCGGTTACAGCAGCAAAGCTTGCGAATGAATCAACTGTTGATCTTGTTACGACGCTTCCGACTTCTGGGGTATTTACTGGTCAACTAGCTGTTGATACTGATGACAATTCGCTTTATTGCTGGGACGGATCAGCCTGGTTAGCGCTAAGAGCGCCTGATTCAATTTCTGCTGTTAGCGGCAGCACGACTGGTGAGATCAATATTGTTACGGCTGTTAGTGGAACTGCGGTCACAATTTCAGCAACTCTCGATAACACAACATCAGCAGCACAGTTCTTTGCTGGCCCTACTGGCAGCGCTGGCGCTCTTGGTTATAGAACAATTGTCGGCAGTGATTTGCCTACAGCAACGACAACTGCAAAAGGCGGTGTTGTCGTCAATGGCAACGGTCTTGCCATGGATGGCGACACCATTGAGATCAACAATGCTGTCACTTCTAGTGGAACGCATCACGTTGTCACGTATGACACAAATGGTTTGATCACAGGTGGTCGAACGCTGGTATCAAGTGATCTTCCTATTGCAACAGCTACTGCCCGTGGTGCCGTTATTCCTGGGGACGGATTAACTGTTGACGTAAGTGGAAATCTAAGTGTTGACAACAGTGTTGCAGCTGACACTTACACAAAAGTGACGGTTACAGCTGAAGGCTTGGTGTCTGCTGGAACAACACTGCTAGAGAGCGATATTCCTGATCACTCAGCAGCAAAGCTGACTTCAGGCACAATCCCAACGTCGATCCTTGCCAACTCTGCTGTTACCGGCGTCAAGTTAGCAGATCAGTCAACCACCAAGTTTGGTGGTGCGCTTGGCAGCGATAACGTCACTATTTTCCCTTCTGGCGATTACAAGGGACAGTTCTTTTATGACGAGACAACGGCTGATCTTTATATCTATACCGGGTCTGCCTACGTTCCAATCACTCTGTTGACCGGCAATTTGGTGAATGCTGGTGTTTATAACGCAAGCACTAATTTGCTTGTAAGTGTCACAACAGCAGGTTCATCAGCTGGCTTTACGGCAGGTTCTGCCTTACCTGCACCGACAGGTACAAATCTCAATCACTATGTAGTTGTTTCTGTTAGTGGAACAGGCGGTGGGGCTGCTCCGGCAGTTGCTCTTGCGCCGCCAGACATGTTGTTGTCGCAAGGTGTTGGCGCTGAGTTCGTATTAATCGACGTAAGCAACGCGATTGCTGGGCAAACTGCAGCAAATATTTCTGTTGTAGCTGCAGGCAACATCATTGCCACGAATGTGCAGTCTGCTTTGCAAGAGCTTGACACAGAAAAGCTTCAGTTAGCTGGTGGCACGATGACCGGCGATCTGAACTTAGGCACTGGCGTTGATGTTGTTTTTGAAGGTAGTGCCGCTGATGATTATGAGACAACTTTGGCGGTTACAAATCCGACTGCTGATCGCACGATCACGCTGCCAAACGTTACTGGAACGGTTGTAACTACTGGCGATACTGGCAGTGTCACTAGCACGATGCTGCTGGATGGAACGATCGTCAATGCTGACATCAATGCTTCTGCTGAGATTGCAGTTAGCAAGCTTGCAAATGGTACTGCGCGTCAACTGCTGCAGACCGATGCTGGCGGAACAGGCGTTGAATTTACGAGCAACGTTGATGTTCCTGGAACGTTAGATGTCGCGGGTGCAGTAACGCTTGATTCGACACTGGCAACCACTGGTTTGATTAGTGCTAATGGAAAGATTAGTTTTCCGTTAGGTACTGCAGCCGCTCCAAGTATTTACTTTGGAAGTGATACGAATACAGGTGTGTTTTCGCCTGCTGGAGATAAAGTAGCAATTACAACTGCAGGAACGCAGCGCGTTGTTGTTGACAACTCAGGCAAATTTGGAATCGGAACTGCGTCTCCTGAGCAGGTTTTACACATTGCAGCAGCAAGTGAATCAGTAACCAGTCGAGATGGTGTGATGCTTCAGTCAACATCTGCTCTGGCGGCCGATACAGGATTGCCTCTTGTTTTTACGTCTCATATTGGAAATGTTTCCAACTACGGTATAGCCTCAATTGCCGGTCGAAAAGAAAACGCTACAAGTGAAAATGCGGCTGGCTATTTGCAGTTTGCAACAGGTAATTCTGGAGGAACTATTAGTGAAAAGATGCGAATCGACAGCTCTGGCCGCGTAGGAGTTGGTACCACAAGCCCGTCAGTTAATTTAGACATTTCCCCAGCAAGTGGAGCGGCTGAATTAAAAATTGCTGGCGCAGAAGGTGAAGAAGCAAGTATTCGTTTGTTTGCCGACCAAGGTGATGACGCTGCTGACACCAAGAGACTTCTAACCGATACTTCTGGTAATTTTAAAATTCAACATTACGCAAATAGCGCTTTTGTCGATTCGATGGTGATCGACAGCTCGGGAGGCGTCAGGGTTCCGGGCGAATTTACTGCAGGTGATGGCACCATCGGGATTGTTGTTTTAAATGACAACGCGGATGAGGCTGTTAGTGTTTTTGCGCCTAACGCAGCAGGGCAAAAGGCGACTATATTCTCAGATGGTAGGGCCACGTTTGCTGGCAACGTTACTGCGGATGGCAAGGTTACTGCTGAGGACTTTGATTCAAACCACCCAAGCGATGGAAGGTTTGGACGATTTAATTGGGCGGGTATTCGTTTCACAGATACTTCTGGCAACAACGTAATTCGCCTTGATGCTGATGGAGGTGGCAGCATCGCTGCAGCTGGTGAAATAAAAGTCGAAGGATCTAGCACTCCAACTAATTTATATAGTGGTATTAGTAGATTTGGTTCGCTATTAATTGGCACTAGCTCGGAAGCAGTTGGTGACGCAAAAGCGTCTATTGATTCAAGCAGCGGCAACATCATTACAACTGGCAAAGTCGGGATTGGAGAGCAAAGTCCTGCTGCTAACTTAGAAATAACACCTGGCACTGGTTCAGGAACTTTATTAATTAATCACGCTTCAGGATCAATGTCCGATGGAGCATTAAATATAGAAGTAGGTTCTACTGGAGCTCTTTATGAAACTAGAAAAACCGGTGGGTTGAGTCACGTTTGGTACGCTACTGGTGCCGAGCAGATGAGAATCGCAAGCTCGGGAAATGTTGGATTTGGTACTAGTAGCCCTAATGCCAAAATTGATGTTCTTACCCCAGGCATGGTAAGAGTTACACACACAGGAACTACTAGATATGCTCAGATGGCCTATGACGGTATATATTCCAAGGGCCATAATATGTATGTTGTCAATCAAACCAACCATGATCTAATTATTGCAACAAACAACTCCGAGAGGATGCGACTCGATAGCTCAGGCAGGTTGTTAATTGGCGCGAGCACAAGTCCTACTTCGGACGTAGATGTAAAAATGGTAATTAAGTCAACTGGTGGGCCAGCAATACAGCTTCAAAGAGACGATGGCACCACAGTCGATGGTGAACTTCTTGGACGTATAGTTGGCACTGCAACAGACGGATCTGCAACTCCCGCTGCTCAAATTGCATTTAGAGCTGATGGCACGCACACAGCATCTTCTAGCCCAGGTCGCATACTCTTTCAGACTACCCCCGATGGTTCGACGAGCCCAAGTGAGCGGATGCGAATCAACAGTTTGGGGAGATTGGGCGTCATAGCTGCTGCCAATAGTGATGCAATGAGTATTACGTCTGGCAACTCATCGGGAACTAGTTATGAGTATTTGCGTGGAATGTACGGTAGTACGACAGTGTATGACGGTACATTGTCTTTCAGGGTGTTTACCAACGGCAACATTCAAAACACCAACAACTCATATGGTGCAATTTCCGACATCAAGCTAAAAGAAAACATCGTTAATGCGTCTTCACAGTGGGACGATCTGAAGGCGATTCAGGTTCGTAACTATAACTTTATTCAAGGGCAAACACATACTCAAATCGGTGTTGTTGCTCAAGAAGTAGAAACGGTATCGCCTGGTCTTGTTACTGAATCACCTGACCGCGACGAAAATGATAATGACCTTGGCACCGTTACTAAATCGGTGAACTACTCTGTGCTTTATATGAAGGCAGTAAAGGCACTTCAAGAAGCAATGGAGCGTATTGAAACCCTTGAACAGCGTCTCACTGATGCTGGTATTGCCTAGCGGCAACCCGCCCCGTGGCAACGCGGGGCTTCGCAGTTACACTCACTTCATTACTTCTTTTTCATGGCAAACACCTACACCTGGAAAGTCGGTCAATGCGACCGCAACTTGTCAGATGGAATGATTTCGACGCTCCACTACACCGTTAATGCCACAACTGAGGATGGCGTTTACTCCGCTGGTGCGTATGGTTCAGTCGGTCTTGAAGCCGCTGAATCAGACAGCATGATCGCTTATGACGACGTGACTGAAGCGCAGGCTATTTCTTGGGCACAGGCTGCAATTGGTGGTGCGGACAAAGTGTCTGAGATCCATGCTGCTTTGGACAATCAGCTGACAGAAAAGCGCACTCCAACAACAGGCACTGGCCTCCCCTGGGCAGCCTGATGCAAAGACCTGATCCAATGATTTGCGCTACTTACGGGGCAACTGACATCCAAGCAAATTCCAATCGAGTGGAATGGATGGAAATGCTCTTTATGTTGGAAGGCCGCGACAACCCTGACCATCCACAATGCGGTCTTTTTACCGGACTGCATAAGAAGCACTTCTCAACGTTCCCTGGAACGGATGAGAATTAAGGAGCAGATTCCTAACTGTCCATTGACTGGGCCAGCTAATCTGGCTCAAGAAAACTCAACCCCTTCTAAAAATGATCAAAGCATTCGCAGTAGCTGTTTCTGGTGTTCTCGCTGGTTCAGCTGCCTTGGCAGGCCCTTATGTGAACGTGGAGAATAACGCTGGTTATTCGGGCGGCGATTACTTAGGCGCAACAACTGATCTGCACGTTGGCTTTGAAGGCGCTGACGGCGTTTACAGCTACTATGCGCAGGGCGGTCCAGCGTTCGTTTCGCCCCAAGGCGAAGACGGTGAGTTTGAACTGTCCGGCAAAGTTGGCGGAAACGTTCAAGTAGCCCAAAACGTTGGCATTTATGCGGAACTCAGCTTTTTGACGGCAGAAGAAGATCCTTCCGTAGGATCCAAATTTGGCGTCAAGTGGGCTTTCTGAGCTATAACTAGCTTAGGTTTTTCACACAGACCGACAAGAGGCTCCCTTCCGGGGGCCTTTTGTTTTATCTGGGATCATCATGCAAAAGGTTTTTAACGTTCTGTCTGTCGCAGGTTTTGTCTTATCAGCAGGCATGGTCGTTGGATCAGTGATGCTTTACACGAGGATCCCATCTTTGACCAAGTTGTACATGAGCGAGCTAAAGCTTGAGTTGACTCAATTGGTGCTTGAAATGGTGCCAGGCCAGATTGATGACGTGATGCCTGAGCTGCCATCAGCTACAGGACCAGCAATCGAGACACCTAAGTTGCCGTTTTAATTAGGTGCCTGAAATACCTGAAATAGGTGTGGGGCGTATTGGCGTCCCAGAAATACCAACGTGGAGAGGTACCCCGCCGCAAAGCCTTCCGCAGGAGCCACCGATCACATTGATGCTTGGCTTTCC